CATCCGCCCGAACTCAATCCACATCTCCGCCGCCCGATTCACAAACTGATCATCCCGGATGGCCCGCTCACCAAAGTTCACCCGCCGCACATCCCAACCCTCAGCCCTCAGCGCATCACACATCACCACACCCATGCCACCCACATCCGCATAAATATCCTCAGCCTTCAGCTTCCACTTCCTGAACTCCGATATGAACCTACCCACGCTGGCCATCGTGTCCTTATCCCTCCAGCGGACCAGCCCCTTCACCGTGTTACCCTGACGCACCACCATCACGCTCTCATCCCCGCCCGCGCTGAAATCACAACCCGCCGTCAACCTGTGCCCGTCCAGTTCCTCCTTGGGTGGGCCAGAAACAACCTTCTGCCAGTCAGAGGTTTTGACCGCTGTGAGGCTCCCGTCATCCTCCATGAACTCCGCATAAATCATCGACCGGACCAGCGGATGCCCCTCGCCCCATCTCGCAAACTGATCATCGATCCACTCCTTCCGAATATGCGGGCAATCAAACGCGGTAACGGTAAAGGTCTGCCACTTACCATCATTCCGCCTGAATACATCGTAGAAATACCCGGAGCTACCACCAGGACTGCTCATTAGCAACGTCCGCGTAGGCTGGCACCGCTCCATCGACTGGAAGATCCCGTCCGGCACCGCCTTCGCCTCGTCCACAATATACATCAAATCCCCACTCGGACCCTGCACATGCCAGCCCTCCGCCTTCTCAGGATTGCTCGCCGAGAACCCGATACACCGGCTCACCAACTCCTGACCATCAACTTTCTTCGGGTACACATAGCGGATCTCGCCATCCTTGATCGAGAAACCATTCTCCTCTCCACCCAACCCATTGATCATCTTTCGCAGATGGGGCCACAGAGCGTCGGCCACCTGTCGATACACACCAGCGGTACATACCACCAAACTCCCCGGCCAGCGGAGCATGTGCCAGATCACCGCACTCGCGGCTACCATACTCGTCTTGCCAGAACCATTCGCCGCTTTCAAAGCTACCTTCGAGTGCTTCTCATTCAAAGCTCCCAACACCTTCTCCTGCCACGCATAGGTATCACGCAGGCCAAGCATCATCTTAGGGAAGTTCTGCAACTGCTGAGCCTCCTCCAATAGCTTACGCTGCTTCCAAGCAGGGATATGCGAACCCATGCCGAGTGAAGAGGATTTCTTTTTCTTAATTTGCTTGACTGCCATAAAATTGGTTGTGGGAGGGAGAGGGGGTATAAGGTAACACCCACCCCCCACCTGGGTGGTCCCCCTCCCCCGTGGTGTATTGCTATAGCCGCTTATTCGTATACGCTATCCTATTTAGACTGCCCTCCGAATGCACCAAGCAGATTACCGCTAATTGATAATTCCTTTCCGCCTTTGCCGGTGTGTTCTAGTGAAGCGCGAGCAACATATCCGCGGGTTCTTTCAAGCAACCAAGCGGAACCTTGCCAGCCATTACCGCACTGGCGTACGACGGAGGAGAGTTCTAGTTCTCCCTCCAACCTTGCAAGCTCAAGCTCATTAGCAAAGTCAGGGTTACGCTTCAAATAGTCCGCCCATCCACCAGCGTTCCCGCTTGGGAATCCCGCAAGGATTGCCACCCGCTCAAGGGGAATCCCAAGCTTGCAAGCTTCAATCGCTTTTTTTAGTTGCTCCACGGGAACAACTTTCTGCGGCCTCCCAACCTTCCGCTTTTCTTTCTCAACCCCCTCAGACATTGCATGTCCGACCCCTGAATTGATCGCCAGGTTTTTGCATTTTTGAATTTTTGAAACCGCCTTCGCCATGCCTCCCGATAGCTCTCTTTTCCCTTTTCTGTTTTCTTCTGTTGACTCCTGTTGACTTCTGCTGCATTTTCACCCCGTGCAAAACATTAATCTTATCACCGCAATTGACGAATCCATTGCCTTGGGCCGACCTGTGACCGTCGAAGTCTTCGACGTCGAAGCCGCTTCCCATTGGCTCAAACGCAACCAATGGGACGTGGATTGGGACAACATCGAGGGAACCATCACGATCTTTGGCGATCGGCCTTCGAAGTCTGACGAGCCAGAAAGTTGGGTTCTCTATCTTGTAGAATCCGTCACCGCCTAATTTCCCTACCTCAAAACACCATGAAAAAATCCCATAAACTCCGCGCATTTCTCGCGTTCCTCGCGTTGAATGCATTCTTGCTCCCGATCCTTTGGCTTCTGGCCGAAGCTTTGATGGGAGGTGCAAATTGAACGGCTTTGTAATCCACGAGGATGAGTCCCGTGTCGTGATCGCGACTGGCTTCTCAACCCGTTCGGACAATCGGAAAACCGGCGACATGATCCAAGTGTGGATCCTTGTGAAGCTTGTGGATCCCGTCCAAGCAATCAAGGAAGGGTTGGACCGTTTGATTTGTGGTTCATGCGTCCACCGAGGCGACGGGACCGGCGGCGGGCGTTCGTGCTACGTCAACGTAGGCCAAGCTCCTCAAGGGATTTGGCGGGCATGGAAAGCGGGCAATTATCCCTTGCTGCGCAGTCTCGAGGTGTTCACTGGCCGCAAAGTCCGTTTCGGCGCATATGGTGACCCCACCCATATCCCCTTACCCCTTGCGCTTGCAATCGCTGGTGTTTCAAGCGGTCACACCGGATACACCCATCAATGGCGCAAACCCAGTCTCCAAGCTTGGCGTTCCATCTTAATGGCCAGTGTGGATTCCATCGCTGAACTTGTGATCGCCCGTTCCATGGGCTGGTCAACTTTCCGTGTGACCCCGGATTTAGATCACCATAGTTTCGAAAAGTTATGCGCCAGTGAACGCAACGGGACCTCATGCGCCGACTGTCTATTCTGCGACGGGTCCAGAAGCGGTATCCTCTCAATCCACATTCCTGCCCACGGGACCGGTCGTCGGCATTTCATCGAAGCCCAAGCTTGAATTCCCCGGAGAGCCCATGCGCAAGCGTGGGTTCCACGGGCAATTGATGCCCAATCAAAACCATATGAAAGACATCCTTGAAACGTTTAAACGCAATGCCGACCGAGAGAGCCTGAAATCCTCCGTGGGCCGGGCGATTTTCTGCCCGCGCTGTGAGGAGTTAATGGACTACCGACGGGCTGTGGAGTTTTCCGTCTGGGAAAACGAGACTGGCAAATGCGCCACCGTGCGGGCAATCTGCGCTCCGTGTTGGGACGGCGTGCGCGAGCTTGTCACCAAACCCGGTGTGAAGTATCGGGTGGACGTCATCGATGGGAGAAAGCTTAAGTGAAGCCCCTACTCCGCGTCCTAGGTTACCTTGGGCTTTGCTTGCTGTTCACCCTCCTTCTCATTCTCTCCGCCATCGCCGGTAACTAACTCAATCCAATCGCCACGCCCCGTAGGTTCCACCCTGCGGGGTTTTTCTTTGCCCCGAGGGTACCGACACCCGACACCCGCTTTCCTTCCTTCCTTGGGCCCGCCCGCCCGCTTTCCCTTCCTTAGTAGGCCACCCCTTCCTTTCGTTCCCCCCCCCCCTACCCTTCGCCAGGTTATTTGCATAGCACTCCAAGGTAAGACATCCCATGTCCCACCCTGCGACCTTGCCGGTATCATCCCGAAATCTGTTTCGGGATCATGCGGTCTCAAGATCTTGCATACGCCATACGGAATTCGGAATTCGGAAATCCAGAATCGGAAATCGGGGTACAGGGAAATCTCCATGCCATGAAAGATTACCCTTGACGAGGTGGATCATGGTGCGGTAGGTTGGGTTCTTATGAAACCCCGAGTTCTTGTGGCGTGTGAGTACAGTGGCCGGGTTCGCGATGAGTTCGCGGCCCGAGGCTGGGATGCGTGGAGCTGCGACTTTGAACCCAGCGATACAGTGGGCCAGCACTACCGTGGAGATGTTCGGGATCTCCTCAATCAGCACTGGGACATGATGATCGCGTTTCCGCCCTGCACCTACCTCTGTGGAAGCGGCATGCACTGGACGACTCGTGGTCTCCGCGACCCCAAGCTGACCGATGAAGCACTCGCATTCGTTCATCTGTTACTAAATAGCGGTATCCCCCGTATAGCAATAGAGAACCCAGTCGGTGCTATCAACACACGCATTTGCAAACCGTCCCAAATGATACAGCCGTGGCAGTTTGGTGATAACGCGAGCAAGCGCACCTGTCTGTGGCTCAAGAACCTTCCACCGCTGGTTCCCACAGACATCCTTCCGCTACCCGCTTCGGGGAGGTGGGCCAATCAAACCCCCAGCGGGCAGAACAAACTCGGTCCTAGTCCCACCCGCTGGAAGGAGCGATCCAAGACCTATCCCGGCATCGCCCGCGCAATGGCCGATCAATGGGGTTCCGCTCCCCACACACCATCCAGCAATCAAACGCGATCCTAGACCCCTTCCCGCTCCAGCAATCCACATCCTCCATCCTCCATCCAACCCGATACTTCGCAATCAGTGGAGGGTTATTGAAAAACCGCAGCCGCAGCGGGGGGCGTCAGTCCCCCATAGCGTCGCGGCGTTTGCGGTTTTTAACTCCCTTATTAGAGGGAGTGTAAGTCTCCCTCTAAGGGAGAGTAGCAGGGGGGATGCTAACTTTGTGGGGTGGGATGCAAAATCAACATTCCTTTACATTGACGCGGAAGCCTACACGATGCATTCTGTTCTTGCTATGAGTTATCTCGACAATGGTTCCACGCTTCGGTCGATGTTCCGACTGATGCCCCCGCAACGCCACGATGCCGACCCGGACAAGTCCGAGGTACTGGCCTACATCCGAAAGAATCTTGCCTGTGAGTTGGGTCGGGCGATCCGGGCTTTCAATTCCATGAGGAACAAGAAGTCCCAAGTCATAGTTTATGACATGGTTCATAGGCAGTGGCGTGGTTGTGACTGGGTTCCGCCGGAGGATGAGGATCGGGTGTCGTTGCTCTTGAGGATGGTCAATGACCTGAAGCGTGATGTTGCGTATCTGAAGACCTCGGTGAAGAAGCATGAACGACTCATTGGCCAACTCGAAAGGAAGCGTTCGAGCAAGCGCGGTGGGGATGAGGAGCCTGAGCCAGAGCCTGAACCCGCCATTGATCCCGAGGTCATGGAGGCAGAGAAAAGGGCCTCCGAATGCCGCAAGGCTATGCAGAAGGCCCGTGAAACGATTGAGGATGATGAATGGTTTAAGGCTATGCGCGACGCCTTGGCTGAGGGCGATAAGGCTTCTCCTTCTTCAGCTCCGCTCCCGTGAACGCTAGGGGGTTGGACTCTTCCCACTGGATGCCGGTGGCTGAGTGTTGAAGATTGAGAATGGGAGACGGGAGTCCAATCCTCCCTCCCCGCTTGCAGAAGGCGAGCTGAAACCTTCTAGGCTTGAATTGGCCTACTTCATGGAGAACCGCTATCTCCCGCGCCCAGTTGGCGAGTTCGGAGGAGCCGAAGCCTGAGTGGGCGAGTTCCATAGTGGTGAGTGGTTCTCCGTTCTCCTTGCGCTGAGGCTTGGAGACATGGTGCATCCAGATCCATGCGACCTTGGTCTCGTGGAGGATGGGCTGGAGCTTGTTGCGAAGGAATACGCTGACCTCGGACTGATCGCTGAGGTCTCCGCCGAAGTAGGAGAACAATGGATCGGCCACTATGAGATCCAGCTTTGACTTGTGAATGAACCGGCGGGCGTAGGCTAAGAATTGTTCCCCGGTGCGGATGGTCTCGGTGCGGAACTCCAAGTTCTTCTGGAGCTGGTTCATCTGATCGAGACTGAATCTCTTATGCACCACCCCGCGGAATGCTTCGGCGAGGTCACCTTTGTCGTTCTCGGCCTGGATGACCCCAATCTTCAATGGCTTCACCGGCTTTATCCCGAAGAAGTCGAGGCCGAGGCACCAGCGGATGACGATCTGCATCATCAGGCTGGACTTCCCGATCCCGGTACCACCGCTGACGATCATGGAGGAACCGCGGGTGATCCATCGATTGCCGATCAGGTTATCCGGATCGTTGTCCGGATCGAAGTCCATGAGGTCTTTGACCGTGACGATGGTGGACTGATCCTCATCGGTCTCGCGGGCGGTAAGCCAATCCTCCCATGAGTTTGCGCCTAGGTTAGTGGCCAACAACTTCTGCTGCGATTCGCCCCTCCATGCTCCGGGGAGCCGTGAGAACCGTGATGGGTTCTTGTTCTTCGGATCGATGCCGGGGATGGAGGAATAGATGAGATCCCGGCGAGCATCCCATTCCTTGCGGGATGGAGCGTCCACCCGGACCCAGCCGTGGATGCTCTTGCCCCCGGAGTCGATGAGAACGCTGATGGGCAGACCGGAGTCGCGGAGGAGCTTCTCCTGCTCGGCCTTGGGTTTGTCATCGAACTCTACCAGGACATGGCGGTACGCGCTGACATCGTTGTCTGAGCCGCTGTAGAGGTTGGGCTTGAACGGGTTGATGCGGACGTAGACTCCTTCGGCTCGGTCGGGTCGGAACAGGATGGAGTCGGGGGAATCGAATCGCTTAATCCAATCCTCGACCGGCAGGAACGATCCAGAGGTCATTGGCTTACCGTCCTCGACCTGCTCGCAGATGCACACCACCTCGGTGGCGGCGAATGCGGATGAGAGGAACTTCTGGAACTCGGAAGCACCAGGTACGGATGTGGGAGTAGGCCGCTTGAAGGTCACACGCGAGAGGTCCATGCCCGCGCTGGTGCTTTGGATCAAGTGGCCCGCTGGTTTGTCGTGGCTCCGGGAGGATGCTTCACGGAGTTTGTGGGCCAGATCCTTGTCGGACCATGGTGGCTGGCAGGATAGGTTCCATTCGGACAACAGGGTCATTGCGTCCCCGTAGCCTAGCTGGAAGCCGTGTACAAGGCCCACGGCGGCGGTGTAGGTGGTTGAATGGCCGTTCTGTCCTGAGACGGCTGGCGGTACTTTGGCAAGCCAAAGAGCCGCTCGTTCGAGCGTTGTCATGTCGTTGATTCGTTGCTGAGTTGGACTGCGGAGGCTATGGCCTGCTTGTTATTACGAACTTGGAGTGGAATTCAGATTCGAGGCGAAC